CAGGGACAACTTATTATGTGGTGGCGATCGTTAATCCCACTACCATTCGGGTCTCAGCCGTACAAGGCGGTACACCGATCACATCCGTTGCTGGCGGTAGCGGAAGCCTCACCAACAATGGTCAGTTACAATTAGGGTCAATTACCACTCATCCAGGTAACATTGTCGCGTGTCGTACGTTGCACCGTCGTTTATTTCTATTTAGCCAGTTTTTTACCGAAGTCTGGGAAAACGCAGGCATCGGCACAAACCTTCCATTTAGACGCAATAATGCGCTTTTGATGGAATATGGTACGCCTTGTGTGGGTAGTATTTCAGTCAGCTTTGACATGATGGCGTTTTTATCGCAGACCCGTGATGGTCTGGGTTCTGTCATGCAAGTTGTGGGTACGCAATCAATCCCCATCAGTAATCGTGCACTGGATTTCCAGCTTGCCCAATATGCAGCATTAAATCAGGTTGCCGATTGTCGCGGATTTTTGATTAAAGAAAATGGTCTCATTTTTTATCGCATGAATTTCACTGCGGCAAACCATACTTTTGTTTACAACGTGACATTGAGTGATCCAATGCAAGAGCAGGGAAAACTCTGGCATGAAGAAGAAATATTGAATGGTAGTCGTCATCCGGCACAAACCCATGTGTATTTTAATGGCAAAAATTATGTCGGTAATTACGCGCTTCCCATTCTCTATATTGTGGATAGCCAAACCTATACCAATGCGGGCGAATCAATTCGACGCATGCGCATTACAAAAGCCATTGTTCCCGCAGGTTATCAGCGTATTCGGGTTGATCGACTCCAGATCGATTTATTACAAGGCAACATTGCGATAATCAATGTCGCCCCGCAAGAGTTGGATTTGGGCACAGAGGATGATTTGCTGATCCTGACTGAGAGTGGGGATGAAATTGAACTGGAACAATCTGGTACGGGCACAGTCACGATGCAGACGCCTAATGTATTTTTATCTATTTCAAAAGATGGCGGTCAAACCTATGGCCATATTCTGGTTGCGCCGATGGGGTTTTTAGGCCAGCGCACATTTCGCACTTTATGGCGAAAATTAGGGACGACCAAACGCGGACAGGCATTTGTTGCCAAGTTTGAATTTTTCGATGACGTGCCATTTGTTATTTTAGGCGCGGCGTGGGCTTTTGAAATATTACCGGAATAGCCATGGCAAATGATATTGACCAATTAAATTATTATGATCCCTTGTTGAAAGACAAGACAGATCTATTAAGTGGGGCTTGGGTTTCTAATTTGTCTGCATTTATTCAAACCTTGCAGGGCTATTTAAGCCAGTTTGGAATGTTTGTTCCCATTGTGACAACAGCACAACGTAATACGATACAGTCGCCTCAAGAGGGACAAATGATTTATAATATAGACGCAATTGTAGGTCCGCCGCGCACCGCTGAATTGCAAATTTGGCAAGTAAAAGCAGGTGTCGCGGCATGGCGAGTTGTGACCACAGTTTAACTCATAAGGATATGAGATCATGGCAATGTCAGGCGCAATGATGGCGCAGGCTGGACAACAAGCAGGCCAACAGATCGGCGGCTCAATACCAGGTTTTCTGCAATATTTCTTTGGTCATTCGGGTGCGCCATATGAGGCGGCAAATAAAGCCTACACGCCTTTTTACAATCAAGCCAAAGAGCAACAAAATCCTTTTTACCAAGCAGGCACTGGCGCAATCCCACAGTTTCAGGATTGGCTAGGCCAAATGAAAGATCCATCAGGTTTTATCAATAATTTGATGGGAAAGTATCAGGAATCGCCCTTTGCGAAATTCCAGCAACAACAAGGGATGCGCGCAGCGCAAAACATGGGATCGGCCACTGGATTAACTGGATCAACGCCATTGCAAATGCAAGCCCAGCAAAACGCGCAGAACATCAGTTCTCAAGATATGAACCAATGGCTGCAGAATGTATTAGGCGTTAATAATAATTATGGTTCTGGCTTATTTAATGAGATGCAAGGCGGCCAACATTCAGCCGACATGCTTAGTCAATTAATGCAAGGGGCTGGAGAATATCGCGGTGGCACGGCTTATGGACAAGCCGCTGGCGAACAGAATGATAAAAGTGCCTTATGGGGCGCATTAGGCAAGTTATTTGGGGGATAAAATGGCTTTTAATTTACCATTACCAAATCCATTTTCATGGTCGATTCCAGCGAAAATGCAGGAATTAAATGAAGTCCAGAAAGGGACATTAGAGAACCGTTATTCGCCAATGTCAAAAATGGCGCAAGCGGCATCCCAACTTGCTTATGCAAGACTTATGGGTCCGCAATTTATGGCCAAGGCATTAGGCAATGAAGGCATTCGAGCAAATCTTTCTGACCCACAATTAAAACAAGCCTTAGATTTAATCTATGGTGCTGGTAGCGGACAAGGAACAGGTGCAAATGCACTAAATCAGATGCCAGGGAGTCCTGAGAATGGTGGCATTGATACCAACAATCCCATTGGTTCGCTGCTTGAGAAAATAGTTGGTTCAACCAGAAATGCCTTATTTGGTGGATCAAATTCTCAACCACAATCTTCCAATGCATTAGCGCAGCAACCTAATTTGTCGGCTCAAGATCGGAATGCTCTTGGCAATATGCACCCTGGGGATTCTTACCAGATCCAAGGTAATCAACAAGCACAGCCTCAAACTCAACCTGTTGCACCGCAACCAATGGCTAATGGTCCTAGTCGACAGTTTCCTGAAAATGAAGGCAAATACAAAGGCATTGTGTCCGAAGGTCAGGAACTTGGTAAGATTCGGGCTGAAAACATTAATGATCTGGATAATCAGTATCAACAAGCCATTCAAGCGGAAGTACCAATCAAGCATTTGATGGACATGTCCCAATCGCCGACATTTATGAATATGAGAAATAAAATACCTTTCTTCCAAGACAAACAATTGCAAGCCTTATCGAAGATTGGAACGCCAGAGGAACAAAAGATCATTGGTGATTTTACCACGACCGCACAAAATGCCGTGGCAAATACCGTTAGCGCTTTTAAAGGGCGTATTTTAGATAAAGAAATCACGATGGCCAATAATATGAAAATATCACCCAATGACACATGGAACGTCATGTTGGGAAAATTGGCATCCATTGAAACGTTTAATCAGATGACAAAACAGCGTGCACGCATTGCCGCGCAATTAATGCAACAAGAACACATTAATAAAGGCGATGCACTGGAACGTGCTGATAAACAGATTGATGGTATGAAAATACGACAATCTGTTGAGCGACAATTAAATCCGCCAGTCAGCGAAGATGATATTAATTATATGGCTACAACTCATCATATTACACCTGATGAAGTAAGAAAACGCGTGAAGAAAAAAGGATACAAATTAGAAATAGAATTAAAAGGTGAGAAATAATGCCTAGAGATTTTCTTTCAGATGACAATGAAACATACCAGCCAGCTACTATGCAGAAGTTGCCGCGTGATTTTTTAGCAGAACCTGAACCGGAAAAAGAAAGTTTGGGCGCATCGGCTTTGTATGCGCCTTTTCGAGTGGCAACGGATATCGGAAAAGCAGCTTATGGTGCAGCACAAAAGATTCCGGACTATTACAATTCGGCACAATCGCAAATTCCTGGTATTTTAAAATTGTTGAGCAACTATCCAGGACATGCTCCAGCTAATAATGCACGTGGTCTATTTGAATTGGGACAAAATATTTATGATACTGGCCATGCTGCAATGCAGGGTGCAGCGGGTCTCGCCGAAGCTGGACAAAATATTTTTAATACACCGCATGATTTGATTAACTATGCGGCGAATCGCTTAAATTTATTTCCCAAAGACATTAATAATATGGTGCAAATGGGAAGGATGCCCGATTCTGAACAACAGATTAATGCAACATTTGGTTCGCCACAAAATCCAGGTGAAGAAGGAATAAGGTTTGCTGGAAGAAATGCGCTTAATTTAATGGGAACGGGTAAGTTGTTATCGTCTGCGACCGGCGCACTCACGAGAAATAAAAAGTTCTTTTCAAAAGAAATAATGAATACGCATGATGCGTTAGAAAATAGGGCTAGTGAAGGATTTAAAAAGGTATCAGACCAATTTGCCAAACGTAATTTGCCCAATGTGCCGGTTTCGCCAAGCGATATTGAAAAATTAGGCGAATACTTTCCTAAAACAAAAGAAGCAACGGCATTAATCAATGAAGCAAAAACAGGTAATTATAATGCGTTGAGAAAAATTCAATCCGATTTATACAAAAAAGCAAAAGACAATTTAAAATCTCCTCTTGAAACAGAAAGAATGCGGGGATCTGAAATGCTTGAACAAAGAGAAAACATAAATCAGAACATTTCCGATCATTTAAAGAACCTTGGACAGCATGATCTCAATAACATTTTAAATAAAGCTCGGTCTGACTTTAGCACATTGATGAGAACTTACTATCATCCGAAAATGAACAAAGCTATTGTTAACATGGTTGATAGGGAAACGAGAAAAATACCTAATAACCTGATCAATGTTTTAAATGAAAATTCCAAGCCCATGCAAGCTTTAAGGGATTTTCACCCAGGATTGGAATCGAGTCTTAATACTTACCAATTAAAGACTAATGCGTTAAATACATTGAAAAAACTAGGCGTTCCGGTCGGATTGGGTGCATTAGGCGGTTATGGTGCAATGAAATATTATGGCGAAAAAAAGCCATAACAAAATAAGATTGGGCAGTTTTATTTTATAAATGTAGAATGGCTTATATGGAAACAGGATGTTTCTGGAAAGACAAGGAAGTTAAACAATGGCATTAGAATATTTACTTGCGGGAAATCCAATCTGGTACTTTGCCGATACCGTCGGTAGACCATTGGGTTCAGGTTATTTCGCAACGTATAATGCGCAAAACCCCAGCCAGTTAAAACCAGTCTTTGAAGATCCAGCCGGTCTTTTCTCTTGGCCTTACGTCAATATTCCTAATACCAATCTACAAGGTATTTTGATCGACGAGAATGGTACATCAGGCCCATTCTATTTTGCCAATGACGTCCCTTATCTTTTGATGACATTTGATGAAAACGGTATTCCGCAATGGACCGTTGATAATTTTGTCCCACCTGTTGGAAGCGGTGGTGGTGATATTGTTGAAGCGTTCGATTTCACCAATCTTGTCGTAAACAATGTATTCTGGCGTGCAGAAATCAATGCGCCGGTAAGTGGGGCTGCAAATGTCTTTTTATGTCCAGGCGCTCATTCTAATTTCTGTAATTCTACCGTACCCAATAACCAGCCGGATATTCGCTTTATAAAAAGTAATACGGCGGCAACCGATACCTTGACCTTTATTCCGTTTACACCTGGCATTAATGCATTACCTGGTGATATTACGCCGCCCATTTATTTGCGCTATAGCTGTACGGCCATTGGTGGTGGTGGAGAAACATTTAAATATGTTCAACATCCCATTAGCACAGATTTACAAAGCACATCGGGAAAGCAAGCTGTCACTACTATTTGGGCGCGATGCAATTCCGGTGCTAATGCGATTACGGTTCAATATCGACAATTTTTTGGTGATGGCGGCGGTGCATCGCCTTCCGTGTTATCCGCTGGCCAAACTTTTAATTTAACGACTGATTGGGAACAATATTCTTTTACTGACAACATCCCAAGTATTGCAGGAAAGACTTTAGGTGCATGCCAAAATACTGCGCTTTATTTACAAATCCAATATCCGTTGAGCCAAACGACCAGCATTGATTTTGTCAAAGCCAGTAGTTATTTATCCACCGTTGGTCCTGACATTGAGTACCTCACTAATGATCAGATCGATGCGGTAATTAATGCACCTCGCGTTGGCGATGTTCGTGTGGCATTGAATCAATTCCAACCATATGGTTGGGTGATTTGTAATGATGGAACAATCGGTAATCCTTCATCTGGTTCTACGACGCGAGCCAACTTCGATACATTTGCCTTATTTGATTGTATCTGGACAAATGTGTCTGCAACGCTTGCCCCGATGTTCACGAGTGCCGGTGTTCCTGTCGCTAGAGGCGCAAGCTCAGTTGATGATTATGCGGCTAATAGGCGTTTGAGCTTGACTAAAGTATTGGGACGCGCTTTGTCTAGCGCTGGACAACCAAGCACGGGTGGATCAGGCAATACATGGCCGGTCGGTACAGCGCAAGGTGAAGAAAATCACACTCTGACTATTGCTGAGATGCCAAATCACGATCATCCAGGCTCAACAATTGGAAGCTCAACCGATGTGAATGCTGGTTCATTTGTTCAGCGATCTAATATCAATAACGTTGCTTTAGCAGTAACGGTTGCCCCACAAGGCGACGGTGGTGGACACAATACCATCCAGCCAACTGCTTATTTTAATGTATTCCTAAAATTGTAAGGAGAAAGGAATGGCGCTCACTACGTTAAATGTTTTCCCGATCGACCCGAATTTAAAGACTGGTCCCTCGCGCATTATGTCAGGACCTGTCCGTATGCGAGCCGTCACACTGGACACGGCTTATGGTGAATTTGCCACTTGGTTGTATGTGGGTGGCGCGGGTAATGTCAATCTCACGGAATGGGATGGAACAACCATTACTCTAGTTGGATTGGCGGCGGGCGTTTGGCATCCGATTTATTCGTTACAGATTAATTCGGCTGGCACTACTGCTACCAGTTTGGTGTGGGGAAGTTAGAAAACTATCGATAGTTTTTAATGGAATAAAATTTATTTTCAAGGAGTTTCAAAATGTCTACGATTTCAGCATTAAATGAATTTCAACAGATCGCCGCCGTCCGTTTAGTGGCATCTACCAACCAATCCGGTACGTATTTCAATGGCACAACCAACAATGGCGTGGGCGCAACTTTTACCTATGCAACTGGCGCATTGACCATTGATAGCGTTGCAGTCGTGTTAAATGATTTTATTTTACTGGCTGGCCAAACGCTTGCTTATCAAAACGGTATTTACCAATGCATCGTGCAGGGCGCAACAGGTGTTGCGGCGGTTCTACAACGTCGTGGTGATTTCCAATGCATCGAGCAAATGAAAACTGGTCGTTATGTGCCAGTGAAAGCGGGTACGGTATTTGGTGGATCGATGTGGACCATGGTCGAACCATTACCAGCAGCCATTGGCGTACCAGTAGTTTCGGGTGCTAACAATATCAGTTTTGCCACCATTACCGCAGCGGGTTCAAGTCTTTACTTGCAAGTCGCTAATAACTTGTCTGATCTCGCAAGTGTTCCGACAGCATTATTGAATTTGGGTGTCGGTCCGACTGTTATCAATTATGCAGCCGTTCCTATTACCGCCGCACAATTCAATGGCATGTATGCAGCGCCTAAGTTATTAGTTGCAGCACCAGGTGCTAACAAATTGCTGGTGTTAAACCAAATGCAATTGTTGATGACCTACAATTCCGCCGCTTATGCAGCCGGTGGTGTGGCCGCAGTGCAATATGACAGCACGGTAAATGGTGCAGGTGTGATTGCTTCCACGACCTTAGCCGCAGCAACATTCCAAGCAACGGCGAGCACAGGCTGGAACTTCAACCCTGGTGTGGTAGCTGAAACCTTTACAACTTGCGTGAATAAAGGGTTTTACTTATCCAACATTACAGGCGCGTTCACGACTGGCGATAGCGCAATGGTTGCGCATATCTGGTACTCAGTCATCCCAACCGTGTAATCAAAAAAACTTATGAGGGGAATATTCCTTCCCCTTTTAAGGAGTCATTATGTGGATTGGTGGTTTTGTCACAATCATGATTTATAGCAATGGCGCGGAAGCCATTATGCAAGCAAATGCGCTCATTACGGAAAATGGCGCAGCGGATATCTGGACTGAGAATAGCCAAGATATTTTGATCGAAAGTTAAATGGATTTTAAGGAGTTAATGCTATGGCTGGCGTCAAAATTTCTGCGTTACCTGGTGTCGGGTCTGCACTATTAACGGATTTTTTCCCCGTTGTTCAAGCGGGTGTTACGAGTCAAGAGACTCTCTCGCAAGTTTCTACGTTGTTCCAAACCATTATGTTGCCATTGACTGGCGGCACAATGTCGGGCGCGATCGCCATGGGAACATTTAAGATCACCGGATTGGGTGATCCCACCGCTGCACAAGATGCAGCAACTAAGAATTATGTTGATACGTTTGCCACGGGTGGCGGCGCACCTGTCGTTGCAGCCTCAACGCTTGCGTTTACCGTGGTTTATGCCAATGGCGCATCTGGTGTGGGGGCAACACTCACAAATGCCGATGTACAAGCTACATTTGCGTTAGATGGGCAATCGCCAACGGTTGGGCAACGAGTATTAATCAAAGATCAAGCCTCTACCTTCCAGAATGGTGTTTATACTGTGACGAACGTAGGTTCAGGTGCTAGCAACTGGATTTTAACTCGCGCAACAGATTACAACACACCAGATACCATTAATGATACGGGTGTAATCCCAGTAATCAATGGTACGGTGAATGCTAATACGGGTTGGGTAAATACTACCCGTATGGTAACGGTTGGTACGACGGCGCTCACCTTCGTTCAATTTGGTGCGAGCTTTCCTATCTCGCTTGCCAATGGTGGTACCAATGCAAGTTTAACCGCATCGAATGGCGGTATTTTTTATAGCACGGCAACCGCTGGTGCAATATTGGCGGGAACGGCGACAGCTAATCTTCCTTTATTATCTGGCGCAACTGCACCGCCAACATGGGGATCATTTGCGCTTAACTTAGGCGGCGCCTTAACCACAGCGGCTGCACATGTTTTATCTGGTGCTTTTGCTTCAACTTTTACCTTCACCGGCATCACATCGGTAACTTTTCCAACTTCCGGAACATTAGCAACGACGGCCAATACCCTTGGTGGAGTGGCGATACAGAAATTTACGGCCACGGGCACCTATACACCCAATGCTAAAATGGTCTATTGCATCATCGAATGCATTGGTGGTGGTGGCGCAGGTGGTGGTGCGACGTCAGGGGCTGGCAATTCAGGTGCAGCAGCTGGTGGTGGTGCAGGATCGTATTCACGCTTATTAGCGACTGCGGCGACCATTGGTGCCAGTAAAGCAGTGACCATTGGTGCGGGCGGTACAGCGGGTACAGCCGGAAATAATCCAGGCAATGCGGGCGGTGATACCTCTGTTGGAACACTCTGTATTGGTAAAGGCGGAAGTGGCGGTGGTGGTGCTGCGGCGGCCGGTGGTGGTATTGCTGGTGCCGGTGGTGTGGCGGGAACGGGTGATTTTACCTCAGTCGGTGCAACGGGCTTTCCTGGTATAGGTACCACCTTATTAACGGTTTTTGCATTATCGGGATCAGGTGCCTCTGGTGCTTATGGTGGTGGTGGGCCAGGTGTAGCAGCAGCGGCCGGTACAACGGGGGCGGCTGGATCATTATACGGTGCGGGCGGTGGCGGAAGTATTTCTTGGAATGCAGGTGGTAATACCCAAGGCGGTCCTGGTGCAGCCGGTATTGTGGTAATTACCGAATATTTAACACCGTAATTATTTTATTTAATACGATGCGATAAAATCGCATCGTATTTTTAAAATTAATTAATCTTTTTTCATGGGTTTTTTAGCGGCTTTCTTTTTACCTTTGCGCGCTTCACTGTAAGCAATGGCAACTGCTTGTTTCTGTTTCTTTCCTTCCTTCATTTCGCGCTTAACATTTTCGCCGAAACCTTTCTCTGTTTTGGCCTTCTTTCCTTTGACGAGTGGCATAGCACAATTCCTTTTGATTGCCAATAAGTGATAGTATTATATTATCTTGGGATTATCCCCCAAATACAAGTATGATCTTGACTGTTGCATTGGTTAATGCAAAATAACGCCTTAAATAAAAAGAAGGGTGGAGCATGAAAGAAATCACACTAGAACTAGACCAAAAAGCAGCCCAATCTATAAATGATCTCATGGATCATTATCAAGTAAAGAGCCGAGCAGAAATCATTTCCAAAGCCATTGCCATGTTAAAGATAGCAGCACATGTCGGCAAGACAGGCGGTTCACTTTATGCGCGCAAGGGAACTCATGAGACAAAGCTAATTGTAAGATGAATAGGCTCAGGATGAGCGAAGAGCTTTTAAAAGATATCTACCATGTAAAACAACTCGAAACGAATGATGTCGAGCAAACCATTAATTTTGGCACGATCAGCGACAAAGACAAATTTCTTGCAGCTAAACAAATCCTACTCGGTTTGGCTATATTATACGTCTTGACGCTGATTGCCTTTTTGGTGAGACCGAATGACAGCACAAAACTAATTGATATTTGCATGACGATTTTTCCGCCACTGGCTACGTTGATTCTGGTTTCTTATTTTAAGGATAAAAGTTAATTGCAATGCCCTTCATCGGTTTTTTTTCCATGAGTAAAAGTAACAAATGAATCATTGTCTTGTTTTATAAAATCTTTATATGTGCGATTAATATTATCAGACAAATCTTGCATGAAGCCGTTGGAATCTTTAAAACCAAAATGATTCAAGAAATTACTAATTAACAAGGTGATGGAGACGGCAATTATTTTAAAACTATTATCAGTCAATAAAATACTGTCATGCTTTGCCAATACTTCGATTAATTCTTTTTGAATTTTAAGACAAGTCGCCATTTGTTTATCGTTTAAATTAACGGGTTCTGGATGGCGATCTGGTTTTGCTGTTGGTTTAAGCGACAATTTTGTTCTCCCTATTACAATTAATACAAATCACTTCCCATACTTCACCAGAAATGGAATGCGATGATAAAAGTTCTTGTGTTGCGCCACGAGTAAAATCCCGATCATGGATAAACTCGCCGCAACAGTCACACCGATGGTTCATGATTTTTCCTTCATTTTACGATTAACTTCTTTCCTTATTGTATTAAACAAATTTTTCATTATTTCATCTTTATCGTCAGTGATCTTTGCGCAAAGAAATAAATGGCTCAATAGTTCACGATTAAACATGACTAGAATAGAGGTAAACAAATCAAAAATATGCTGTAATTCTGTAAAGCTATCTTTCTCTCTGGCAAATGGATCAAAGAATCCATCAATTAATTTTTGAATTATTTCTTCTTTTACTTCTTTTTGTTTTTCATTAAAAAAATGGCCGCTTTCAGATCTTGGTATTCCTGTCATTGTTTTTTTTCTCTATGTCGTAAATTATTTTCATCAGAGGATAAACTACTTGCGGAACGATTGCATTTCCTAAGGCTTTATTTCGATCCACCCCATTGGGTAGCCCATCATCCACTCCAGGAATTGGGGGTTGATCTTTTTCCCAACCAAATAAGGTGTCATGTGCGATAGTCTCTGTGGAAGGCTGCGGCCATTCGGATCGCTCGGGGATGGATTCATTATTCTTTGTTCTTTTATTGCATTCCACATTGTTGGTGTCGGTAGTAGATTCAAGCCAATTTTGAGCATTAAAAGTCGTCCAAGACTGAGGCTGGCATTGTGGCCATTCTGATTGTATCGACGCAATGTCCCATTGCCTGTCATCTTGTAACGGTCGTTTTGGCCAAGTATAGCTCCCATCGTGGCATCGGATGCCGTAAGCGTGGGCAACAATCCATATCCTTTCTCTTTTGTGGGGCGCGCCGACTGCGCTAGCCGGAATAAGATACGCCCGCCAGGCGTAGCCTTCTCTTTCCAAATCTTTAAGGATGGAGTCAAGGTGGGGAATAATTCCAGGCACATTTTCGAGAATGACCCAAGTGGGTCGGCATTCCTTGATGACCCGCAACGTGTCGGGCCACAAATATCGTTCATCAGCAAATCCCTTTTGCTTACCAGCTACACTAAATGGCTGACATGGAAAACCAGCCGTTATCAAATCCACTTTACCAAAGTGGTGCATCGTTACAATATTGTCAAAAATAAATGTATCAGGCCAATGTTTTTTTAATACCTCTCGACAGAATGGATCACGCTCGCAAAAAGCTTCTGTTTCAAATCCAGCCCATCGACCGGCTAATGAGAACCCACCGATGCCAGAAAAAAGATCTAGCATTTTTAATTTATTTCTTGGTGTATTCATGGTAGAATTGTTTCATAATTAGACAAACAAATGTCATTGTGCCAGTAAGTATCATTACTAGCACTATTTTTTAGCTTTGTTGTTTTGGTTTCTGTTCCTGAATTTCCCGCAAATATTTTTTAGCAGAATCGCAAATCAGATTAATATAAGAATCCATTTCCCATAATGGCGCTTTGGATTGAAATAGAGCATAGGTGAGTTGGTCGACCAGGGTGGAATAAACATACGTGTTGATGATCATGATATCTTCCATGCTTTGGAAGTCGAAACTCTCCCAGAAAGGATGGATGACATCGATTATTCTGTTCCGCAGTTCAATCCTATTTTACATTAATTTATCATTGTCCATCGTCCGATCCCTTCGTCATTTTTAAAAGTCTTTCTCTATCTTTTTTAATTGCATTGATTGTTTTGTTGAATTGATTTTGGCATTCTTCCAGAAACATAGGGATCTGCTTTTCATCCATAATCTGCGACATTAAAGAAGCAATATGTGTTAAACAAAAAACTAATCCACCGTCCTTTAAGACGGTGAATAGTTGTTTATTAGATAATGATGACTTTTTAATTTCAATAAATTTGGACGCTTCGTTACCCAATAAGGTGGCAAATTCTTTTACTAGATCTTTTAGTTCGCTAATAGTTTCAAATTCCATGATTGATCCTAGATAGGTAAAACAAATTCAATGCCCGTAAATTTTTGCACGTATTGAAAATCTATTTTAAAAGTTTTTTTCTCTTGCAAGGGTAATTCACCAGTCCATGTTATTCTGGCATTGCAGTTTTTCTTATTGGATTCTTTACTAATGGCAAAACCATGGTCATTATCTGTTTTACCAATCATCATTTTATTTTGGAAATCTTTCTGAAACAGCAAGATAATTCTGTCTTTATGATTTAAGCAGAGAGTATTACAGACATCTGATCCAAATCTAAAAATAAAGTAGGTCTTTCCGTGCTTATTTTTTTTGACAGTGCATGATATTTCTTTTGGTTCTAATCTTGGAGCATGAAAACCACCTACGTTTAATTTTTTATTAACTTCCCAACCACTTGGTATAACAAACATATAGATTTCCTCTCTAGTTTTTTAAAATAAATTCAAATCCTAACCTTGGTAATTGATGAGTGCTTATTCCATGCAGGGCAACATAGTGACGTGGTACGTTATAAACTCTATCGCCAACATCTACTTGAACATGCTCGCCTAATTCAACGACCATTTTTTCAATAAATTGTTTAACAGCTTTGTTCGTGTAATGCAGCGGCTTCCCGCAGTGACATAATTTCGGCATAATTAATGAACCATTTTAATGTGCATGTATTCTTTTGTTTTACAGATGTCCATGAACTTTTGTCCATTGCCTTGGACAAGGAAGCGATCAGAAAAATCATTGTATTTTAATTTTATAAATTCGAATAATTCGTCGATCGTTTTAATAATTTCTTCTTCGGACATTTCCGATTTTGGATGGATCATGGTAATAGATTTATTATCTTTATCCATGAATGGATCGCCATCGCTGACATTATAACGAAACGTTTGTTGTCCAATCCATTCATTGTTTATTCTGCATATACACATATACCAGTTATTGATTCCATCGCTTGCAAACCAATAGCCGACAACATACATTTGTTCGTTTATTTCCATTAAATATCCACTCGTGTATGGTTAGCAAATAATTCAGGGTTTTTCTTTGCTATTTCTGTAAAGCAAATAAAGCAAGCAAAAATAATGTCTTTATCCAGCGCTTTGGATAAAGTTAATAGAGCCTTTTTCTTTTCAGACAACCACATCGGTTTTTTACAATGCGGACAATCAACCAGTTCACATTTTGAAATGTCTTTTGATTGTTCAGGATAATCTGATAATGGTGCGCAAAATAATACGACTAGATCTTTTCTCATATTAGCGATCCGATAATAAGTCTAATGTTTCTTTGTTTTTTTCAATTGATTTTCTTACTATTTCTTTTACTTCTTCTTTGTTAAGTTCTTTTATCGCTCCAAACTCACGGACAAAAAAGTCGGTTCCAGTGGATTTAGTCTTTACTACATTCTTCCACCAAAATTTTATTGCACGCATCCAATCTGCTCGACAATCTTTGCAGACGCGAAGCGTGTAGAAATCTGTTCCTTCTTCTCGCGGATCACTTGTTTCATACATTTGATCTTTTTCAAATGGTATATTTAATTCCATCATGTCATAAAAACAAGCCATCCAAAGTGTTCGTCGATCTTCGCCTTCTTCATCGCACCGCACACATTTTTCAGACATCGTCTTCCTCGCAAAATTTAGAATAAGACACGCGCGCATAAGGAATCTTGTCTATCGCATCAGCGATCTCTTTTGACATTTTTCTACCGCACTTATTGGTACAATTTTCTGAACCGCAGTAAGTATAATCCAAGAAACAACCATCAGGTTTAGTTGGAAAATGCGCATTAGTCATTTTTTACTTTTCCCAGCTCTTCTTTGCAACCGCATTCATCTAAAAACTTTTTTTCTAATTTGGAATCTTTAGTTTTAGAACCTTCCAAGTCTCTAGTAAACATGGCCAAATGAATTGCCATTGCAGCCAGATGTTTTAATAAATGCTCTTCGCCTGAATCTTTCGGGTATATTTTAGTGATTAGTTGTAACCGATCATTCATTTCGAGAACAAGTGAAGTAATTAATTTTATTTCTGCTTTATTCATTTTTAATGATTCCATTTTTTATAAGTAAGATAATCATCTCTGCTAAACAATTTGCAAGATTATCTGAATAAAAATCATGATCATCCGGATAACTTATCCTATTTGTTGTGCAATAATATTTTCCACCTAAATCTATATCAGGATTTTCTATTCCAAATGAAAGGCGAAACGGCTGTGGCAAGTTGGGTAACATATCAATTAATTCAGCGACGGTGAAAGCTGAATAAAAATTCATATCTTCTAAATAATTTTTTTCTACTTCTTCTTCCAAGTCTGAATACCATATTATTTCGTTTAATTCTGTTTCCGGAATAGTGGATGACTTGTTTTTAAATGTAACATGTAGAAACAAACTTTCTTTTTTTACCCCAAGAGCTTTTAATTTTTTGGCCAAACTCAACGAGCAAACTTGGTTTTCTAGTATCATGGAATCCTCACGCATTCATCATACTGATAAGTGCTGCGCAATTTAATCAGCAATTCATTCACTGAATAAAAATCATAACAGTGACGACACAAGCTGATATCGCCGTCAGAATGAGAGATTTCCTCAGACTGACAGCGTAAGCATTCATTATTTTTAATTAATCTGGATATTGCCATAGCCGCTGGTCTCTTGGTTTAAACCATAAGGTCCGATCACTTGTGTTTTGGCAACAATCTGGTAATTGCCTGGAGTTGAATAGGTTGGCGAGAGATGTAGCGTGAAGCCATCTTCCCAAGTTCCATGCGGACCAATATTCACTCTATACCAATGCGAGCCATCGCAGCTTTTGGCGCAAATGGTGTAGATCACGCGAATCTGTTGTGTTTGATCGGTATTGTTGCGCACACCAGCATGGTGATTGGTTGTGACATAGGAAACATTATTTCTTAAACCAATAGTATTCATCGCTTCGGCTCTAAGATTGATTGCTTCCAGTGGTGCTGCACAAATAGCGCCGGATAATAGAGCGGTGGAGAGAACTAATAATTTTTTCATTATTTTTTTCCTTCTTTGTTTTTTTCTAGGAGTTGTTGAACTAATTCATCTAAGCCTTGCAAAACGTATTGCATATTTTTTTGTGCTTCGGGAATATTTTCTTTTTCATTTCTAATAGCAAAAACCAGAGTGGTTAGCATTGCGGCTGACATCATATCAATATGGGTAATTAATACTTGATAGGATTCGCCATTCAATGAATTAGCTAAAAAATATTTGGCACGCATAATTGATAATTTCGATTTCTCGTAGCGCTGATCTTCGGTCATGTCTTTAGCATATTCTCTAGTAAAAGAGTCTTCTTTCTTTTCTGGATCTGGTTTACCCATGAACAATGTTTCCTTGGCATAAAATATAGCGATTATGGCCGATATAATTATCGACACTACTAGAACAAGTATTACTGGCATCGGCAAAATGTCGGTGGAAATAATGGACGGCAAGAGTGTACCCGTCAAAATTAGCAACAACAAGAAAATTCCTGATCCCATTAGAAAATACTTTAATTCTTTTTTGTTCATTGAGTATTACCCGATATATTAACAAAAGGAATTGCCCCAGTGCCGGTCATGGTTGGAAGCTGGCCGTTCCATTTCAATATCGCTTGATACGATACAAATTCTTTTGTCAGGGAATCAGCCAGAATCTTATTTGCTTTCGCTTGCGATTCTGCATTGATTAGAATTTGTTTTCCTTTGGCTTCCGCTTCAACAATAGTCTTTTGTGCTTCGGCGCGAGCGGTTGCAACTTCGTTCTCAACCTTCATCGCATTTTGTGAAGCCTGTATCTTGGAATTAATCGAGTTGATAACCGTATCCGGTAATTCAAACGAACCCACCAAATAAATCTTATCTACTTCGATGCCATTCTCGAATGCTTCTTTCTTAACAATGGAATTTACTTTCTGGATGAACACTTCTTTTTGTGCGCCATAGATTTGCTCTACTGTCATGGTGCTAGCTACTTCGTTCATTGCATCGCGTACCATGTTATGAAGGAATGTATTGGTAATCTCATCTATTCCCAGGCGATACTTAGTAAATACTTTGACAACATTGTCAGGTTGTATACTGTAAGTAATCCCAGCGTCAGTACGAATAGATAAGCCCTCAGACGTTTGCATCGTGATGGCTTGTTCATCTTTCCAAGAGTAGTTTTGCAAAAAAGTAGGAAACAAATAAAGTTCGGAATTCCAACCAAGGTAATAGCGACCAACACCCACAGACTGTTCTGCAACACCTTTATCGCTTCCGTATAAATTAACAATGACACCTCGATAGCCCGCTGGCACTTTGCTGCAACCGTTTAAACCCATACATATTGATGCAATAATACTTCCGGTTAATAATGCACTCTTATAAACTTTCATTTAATGATTCCCTATTTTAGTATCCAAACCGTCTTTAACAACATGTAAAAAATGTTCTTTCATTTTTTCATATGGGGCTGGTAGCTGTGTAACACTTTCATACATTGAAGCAGCCCATCGAACAAGATTACCGTCTACTGTTCCGATTGACATAAAAAATATTGAAAGAAAAGTATCGAGTGGCAAATCTTTATGAATTAACAACTCGTCTGCAACTAACTTAAGAAATTTTCCATAGGCTTTTCTGGCTATGCGATCAATGATTTGATGCATTTCTTTGTCACTTAATACAATACCTTTTGCTTCTTTCTTCATTCTATTACTTCCCAATCCATAGCGATCATGCAAGGAAATGTTGGTAAGAAATTGGACTTTTCATTTTTGAATCGGAAAATCATATTGGTTTCTTTGTCCAGCACTAAATAGCACGTGTCTGGCCATGATTTTAATTTTATGGCTTTTCCCAAGGCGAGTTGTTCACATGCACTATGGAAACGATAAAGCACATTTTCATTTTCTCCAATTATTACCCAGTCATCGGATAATAAAATAGAATTGTCATAAGAAAAGGGTTCGCCATAATGCAAATAACTTTGTATTTCTTCATTAATAAACTGAATAAATAAGCCTTCGTTCCATTCCTGTCGTCTGACTTTTTTCCCAGCAATTAATTCTGGCCATATTTCTTTAAAATCCATTTGTGTTCCTTAACAATTTGTCATTAAACAATTGCTTTTCATTCTCATGCTGCATAATTTTTTCAGCATTGCGGCGTTTCTCAAAAAAACTATTCTGTGTTTCAATATCAGAAAATATTTCTTGGCGCTTTCCGGTATCTTCTTTTGATAAGAAATGAGCAAATAACTTTAATGATTTTATTCTTTGCATTTTTTACCTTAATTTGGTGGCAATCGGGCTGAAATGCCATTAATCCTTTACCACCACACTTAGATTTTGTGGTTTAATCGCTTCTTCTGCATTGTCATATAAATAACTGGCATTAATAAGCATTTTCTTATTGGGATACATTACCTGATATTTTCTAGCTTCTTCTATTGATGTGAAAGAAATGGAGAACCAGAAATCTTTATCTTTAACATTTACACAGTAAATGGTTCTTTTTAGTCTGTCGGTAAAACTTTCTTTTGATAGATCCATCTCTCTTATCTCATAATTGGTGCGTCCGCCGAGAGTTCCCAGCTCGGACAGCCGCTTGCACTGGCTACTCTCCCGTCACGACTTTCGGTTTGAGCAGGTTAAAAGTCGATAGTATACCTTTGCGTTTCCTACACGCCGCGATTGCCATAATTCTTTGAGATAAGGCCAGAATTGCACTGACTCCAGTTTTGCTGAACAAGGCACTTAGCCAAGGTATCCACTGGGGAGAAGGCTCAGCTACGTTGCTTCCGCGTGTCACTGTCCACGCCGCTTATCTCATAATTTATTGGGGCTGGTAATTAATCAGCCCCGCACTAACAGTTGACCCCAGATCTTCGCAATAGCTGGCGTATTGAACGGGTTGCTGGCCATCAGTCGTTTAGTTACTGTGCACCCATTTAGAACGGCAAATCATCATTCAGGTCATTGCTACCGGAAACAGCTTCATACTTGACTGCACCCTTGTCTGTCAAGACATAATCTTCAACAACATTCTTATCGGGGTATTTTGAACCCATTGGCTTGCCATTGAGTTTCTCTACTGGAATGATCTGGCCACGCTGAATAGAAATTCTAAACCGTCCGGAATAACCCCCCAACTCTTCGGGTAATTCACCCCGTTTGTAGTATTCCTGTAAGCCAGTCGCATCACAAAAATGTTTTACCTTCCTGATATTAAGCGGCACAGTGGAGAATACTAAGTTATCAAACATGGTATGCACTTTCCCATTGCGATCCCAGAACTTAATGTTTAGTTCCGCCATCTGGTTTCCGGCATAAGATGTCTTTGGTTTTGATCTTATTACTTCAAAGTCATATTCACCATCTTCCACTAGGTCAGTGGCATTTAACTCTTCATCACTCATGGATGGAAATTTATACATTATGCAGCTTCCCCTTGTACGGTTGATTTAAAGTAGTTAATACATTTTTGAATATGTTCGCCGGAAGTAAAACTCCAGTCTTCGACACTTTCCTTCTTTAACATTTTCTCTACCATGTCTTGCTCGACATGTAAAAGTTCTATCAGGTGTTTTATTTCCTTGATCTGTTCTGGACTTGCAAGCACTACTGACTGGCAATCTTTCTCCAGTATTTCTCGACCATAGCGTTCGCATATTTCTTCATAGGTAAAAGGAAATGTTTCATCTTCTTTAAAGCCTTCCAGCCTTGTACCGCGAATCAATGCCGCACGTTCCTTGCCACGTTTCTGTATTTCCAGAATAAGGTCAAACATGTAGTCCATTTTCTTGTAGCAGTCAAAGGTCTGGCCAAGTAAAACCATTTCTTTACCATTCATTTGGTATTCATTCTTGGCATGGGATGTGACAATCACATTCATGTCTAGCCTCAGTAATAAGCTATATAAGCTTTTCATCTTTCTACCAGCCAGTGCGACATGTTTGCCATACTCAGTACCAACCATGGCTGCGCATTTGTCCACCAGGTCATCATAGAGTAATGTCATGGGGTCAATGATTAAAGTCTTGTACTCGTGTTGTTCTGTCAGTAGGGTTTTTATTTCGGCGATGACTTCGTCAAAGTCAGACGTCTGGAATATCGCGCCACCACCTTTGTTTAACATCTTGGTATACTTATCATTCTCAGCACCGCGCTCGGTATCAATGAGATAAGGTTTGGGGAACTGGATTGCCGCTGTAGTTTTACCAACCTTGGCATTCCCATAAAAGAATGCCTTAAGTCGTTTCTGTATTTGTTCTGGTTTCTTTGCTCGTAAAGCCATGGTATGTATCCTCAAGTATAATTTATCGTCTGACCCAGTAGGTTTCGTTGTTGTCTCTATGTCGGCATGAATACATGCCAGCTTCTTCCATTGCTTCTCGGTAGACAACGGGACATTCTTCTTCAAGTAATTGTTGAATATGGGGCAATAGTTCCAGAAAGAGGGCATGCGCAGCCATGCCGCCACCACTTCCATTCCCACACACTTCTTCATACTCGGAAGCGGGAACTAAATGTGACAACAATAAGTTTTTGTCCCACGTTGGGAATAATCTGGCATCGACAGAATACGAACCATCTTGGTAGACACCATGTTCCCGTATTAGGGAATGGAGTAAAGAGGTGAGAGCTTTTCCATGCATGACCAAGATTCCTTCCGTGGTATCTTGCTTACTTAATACTAAATGTGTAATAGTTCTATCATTCATCGTTGACGACTCCAAAATTGTTATGGTGATAAGTACTGGTATCAAGCGCTAACTTGGTATCAGTACGCCTTACAGGTCACGTACCCTCTATCTCATCTTGTTTTACTTTCCGGTGAAAATGTTTTTCCAAAACTCTGCACACTACTTCCTGTATGGTTGAATCGGTATCAATTGAGACTATTTTTATTCTTTTCCAGGTATCAATACTTATTTCTATATTTATGTTCTTGGTATTCTTACTTGCCATTAGTATTCCTTAGTAATACTTGTTGTTATATGTTCTTAGTAACTTATCAAACTATTTAGATAACTATTTTATGGAATTAATTTCCTCTGTCAACCTTTTTTCTTTTTTTTCTTTGGATCGTTTTATCAAACTAACGAGAATATCTGTCATCGACATGTCCGATGCAATAGATTGTTTCTTGAGATAAGCCCAGAGTTCTTTGGGCATTTTAAAGCCAAACATTTTATGCTCACTCATTTTCATCGCCCTTTTACCTATGCGCCAAATTATATAAATAATTTACTACAAAAATAATTGTGCGTCAATAGGCATCGCCTGTCGATAAAGTTCGAAGTTGGTATGGATTAAGATAAGGGAGTAATCTAAGATAAGGCTAGAAAGACAAACGCCCCTGATTTGTGGTCAGAGGCGCTAATAGAATCCGGTTCTTCCCAAAACCACGGACAACTCAATTATACGTTGACCATGGATTGGGTCAACCCCCCAAACAAGGAATTTTGTATGACCATCAAAAAAAATACTCCCAATTATTTAAAATTGAGTGGCCTTTCATTTACCACCATTTTGAATGAAATGATGAACCTGATTCCCGACGATGGGGCGTTGGGCATTTATTGCTACCTATCATCCAAACCAGAGAACTGGAATATCTGTACTGCTCACTTAATGAACAGATTCAACAAAGGACGGGATTACATAAAGAAGAAGATGGATATCTTAAAAAACCTTGGATTAGTTCTAACTATGGCCATAAAGGATGAAAAAGGAAAAATATTGCATTGGGAAACAACGCTTTTCAACCATATCAATATCCAGAATACTGAAAACCCGTATTGTGGAAAAAGTTATCCACAATCCACAATACTGAAAACCCAGAATCTGGAAAAACCAGAATCTGGAAAAACCGTTACTAGTAATAAAAGAATATTACAAAGAAAAGAAGAAGCAAAAAATAAGAGAGAGCCCGCCCGCAAAAAGCGCGTGCCGCTCCCTGATTTTTTTGTTTTCAATGAAGCTCACTTGAAGCTATGCAATGAAAGAAAGCTCAGTGCCAGGATGGTGTTTGAGAAGTTCGCTCTTTGGATGAAGTCAAAATCGATTTTAGCGGCTGATTGGGATGCCGAAGCCATGCTTTGGATCATGAAGGAGAAACAAGAGGTCGCCAAATCCCCAAATTTCACCTCAGAGCCACGATCGACAATACAGGATTACGGACCAGGTCATCCTACTTGGGAGACGCTACACGGCAAAAATGCGATCGTGAGGGCACATTCAAAGGAAACTAAGCATGGAAGCGAAGTTGATCGAGATTACACTAGGCGAGACAGTGTGCGAAAAGCTGCGGACTTTGTATTTTAAGGACATTCCTTGGTCAGAATGCTATCAACAGGTAGCTGATCGGTTCACGGAACTGAAACGTCGAGCTCGCCAGTTCTATGCCGGCCAGAGCGATGTAGATATCTTGAAGGAGTTGATTAAATATAGTACACATGATATTGATGAGATGTTCCACATAGAACATGCCACAAGGAAGGTTGCATGAAAAAAGAACTGAACGAGTTCCCGTATCGCAGCAAAAAGTACCGGACCAGATACCTGGATGAACTCGCCAAACTCTACAAGGAAGCAGAGCATGGAAAAGATACGTCGCAGCCAGCCAGAACGGGCGGAACAGATCAAGTTCGTAAACTGGTTGAAGGCTAAAGGTTATTGGGTATCTGCGAGTGCCAATGGCGGCAAGCGTAATTTACTGGAAGCCATCAACTTAAAACGTATGGGTGTCTCACCTGGGTTTCCAGACATTGAAGTGCCCCTACCATGCGGTCCATACCACGGATTTTATTGCGAAATGAAGCCAGAAAAGGGTGGAAAATTATCGGACAATCAGATATATTGGCTCAACTATTTGCGCGAAAAAGGATATTATGCAGAGATGGCACATGGATTTGAAGAAGCAAAAGCTCTTTTCTTGCATTACCTTTCGTTCCATAAACCAGCCGCTTAGATAATTTACGTCAAGGCAAAATTTTGCTGTCGATACATTTTAGGCTAGTTTTTTGAATCATTAACCCACTCCTCGTAATAGGAAAAAAATATTGGACTAGCCCCCTCAGACAGTGAGGGGTTTTTTTGACTATGGATAGTCACCCATGATAATTAGTAGATGCTGCAAACAATCCGTTTATATGGAATCGGTAAACGATCATTCGTTTTTTGTGTGCGAAAGCTGCAAGAGTGAATGCGATACGTTGCCCTTAATATTAAGGACGAACACCAGTCATGATGAGTCCCGAAGCCGTTGCAAAATTACGTCGATCAATCATAAAACATGAAGGCTATGAAAAGTTTCCCTATACCGATAGTGTAGGAAAAATCACTATTGGCATAGGCTATAATCTCACTGATCGCGGGCTTGATGATGAGTGGATCAACAACCAATACATGAAAGATATTCGGTTTTTCAACAATCAATTGGATGAGTATTTCTCTTGGTACAAAGATTTGTGCACTGACCGACAGATTGTTTTGATTGACATGTGTTTTATGGGTTGGAAGAAATTTCTCGAATTTGAAAAGATGATTACTGCAATTGCGCGTAGCGATTTTAAGCAAGCGGCGTTTGAGATGCTAAATAGCGAATGGGCAATGCAAGTAAAAGGGCGCGCAGCGGAACTTGCGCAAGCAATGTTGACAGGGGAATATAATATTTAATGAATAGTAATGAAGAAATTAAAGCAATCAAAGAACGCCTGGATCGAATCGAAAGTGTCTTCGGTCCAGTCTTGGATCATGGGAAAAAGATTTATGTTTCTGGACGACTACCCAAAAAGAAAAAACTATTCGCCAAGATTTTTACACCGATAGCCAGATTTTTCACTGGCGGCCAAAAGGATGCGCAATGAAATGCTCCTCGCTATACGCGCTATAGCACGCTGATCGGTATTTTCTGACTGCTAAAGAGGTTGCATACTAACATTTTTTGAATTGCCCACAAAAGGAATCGAACCTTTAGTTATTGATTACGAATCAATTGTATTACCATTATACGATGCGGGCGTGAATGCCCAAAATAGGAATCGAACCTACAACCTTCGCATTACAAATGCGCTGCTCTACCAATTGAGCTACTCGGGCTTGATATTGGCCGCCAATAGTATCATCACTAAATAAACACTCAATGATTTTCTGATGGAAGAAAGCTCTTTATTGTATTTTTGGTGATATTTTTTGACACCAGGTTGTTTGCGACGCTTATTTGCTGCGCGTCTCCATTGCTCTTTTAAGCAATCATTGCATACATACCATTGGCCTTTTTTGTTTTGCCTCATTCTGAATAAGACTAAACCATGCTTGTTACAATTTCTTTTTTCGTCCATATTATCCTCGTTGATTTAGGACATGATTATAAATCATATGCAAATAAAAGGAAAGTTAAATGCAACTTACTTCTTTAAACTCAAAAATGAATGGCAAGGAATTACTGAATGATGCTTTTCCTATTATTCAAAAGTTTGCGCCTAGCATTGCCGGTGCTATTGGGGGGCCTGTTGGCTTCGCTCTCGGTTATCTTATTCCAATACTGGCAAGTGCTTTCGGTGCTCATCCGAGTAATATCAAAGAGCTTATCAGTAACATTGTGAGCGATCCATTAGCGGCCGATAAACTGGATAAAATTGATCGTGAACATGGGGACTGGTTCTGCACATTATCAGATAATTTTGATCGCCTAACCAGTGCAGAAATCAATGTGAAACTCTCATGGGCTGAACCGAAAAGCTGATTATTTTGGTTGATTTCTCGTGATCTCTTCATAGCATGGAACGCATATTTCTCTGCATTGCAGTCCAATATCTTCCATGCTCATTTGACCTAAAGGCTTTGAGCACCACACACAAAATACAGTAATTTTATCTTTCATTCGCAAGCCTTCATTATTTCACGAACACATAAAAATATTAACATTCCAATTATCCAGCCTTCAATCATTGTCTTTGCTCCACATATTTTAAAATTGCGTACGCTTCGTTCATCAGTTTTCGCATCACTGCGCTTGGATTTAATCCGTAAACCTGAGAGAGATAAGCCAGCATTTGCTGGTCATCTGGCGTCATGTAAAACGATTTATGCGGGTAGGGCTTCTTTTTTCTTATGGGCATTATAATAGATCTCAATGACAATCATGAAAACAATCAGTATGGCAATAATAATCGCCCGAATTAGTGCATAAATATTCTGGCAATTCTTCTTCATGCTTAAGGTTTTCTTCGGATTTGATTTCGCAAAAATACTTATCACATTCCACGCATACATTTTTACAATCATGTTCGCATTCACATGCGCCTGAATCCGTAAAATACATCCCAACATCCCTTGATTTACCCATACACATTTGTTCACTTCCTCGTCAATTATTATTAATATGAGCGTATTATAACACGCAAGTGATATGTTTCAATCCATTTTATGAAATTATTTGCAAACAATCGGATCAACAGCCCATAATAACCCCAAGTTTGCAAAGGAATTGCTAAACATGGGAAAATGCACAGGAAATCCCGAAGGTAGACCATCCAAGTTCACCCCTGAACGTCGCGCAGCCATCTTGAAAGACATTGGCGATCGCATCCCTTATGAGTTCGCAGCAGAAGCTAATGGTATATCCGAAGAGACACTTTATGATTGGTTGCGCTCTGGAAAGCGTGATCGAGATGCTGGCATTGACAGCGAATTTGCAAAGTTTTCTGAGGACTTAAAGGCTGTTGAGCGTAAAAAGATCAGACATCACCTCGAAAAGATCGAACAAAACCCCGAACGTTGGCAAGCAGATGCCTGGATTTTAGAGCGCCGTTGGTGGAAACAATTCAGTCCCAATGCAGCCGTGCTTGATTTCAACAAACGCTTGGAACGCATGGAAAATGACGACAAGGAAGTTCCCCCAGTAAAAGTCACCGCGGAACATATCACCAAGGAATAGCCATCATGGAAGAAAATAAAGCCCCATTTTTTGAGATGCCAAACGAAGCCAACGAATTAGCACATGCGCCAGCCTTTTATGGTAGCACTCGTGTGCCTCATCCCACGAACTCAGTCGCTAAAAAAGTCAACCACGCTAAAGTCATGATGCAGGTAATGGACGCAAAATAAATGAAATGTTTGAGTTGCGGTTATCCCGACTCGCACGTTGTTTCATCCGACAAAAATGAACTGAAAAACTTCATTAAGCGGCGTCGGGAATGTTTGCGTTGTGGTCATCGATTCACGACTCAAGAGCAATACAGGGAAGTGCAATATCCAATGAAGGATAAACATAAATGACATTATCCCTGTCGCATTGTGAAAATAGGCGTCTAGCTCTAGCCAATAGCCGTTATGCCATTCGCGCACAACACATCAGTTTCAGGGAAGAAGGAACATTTATCCATGCAAGCGATAAGGATCGAATCTATGTACCGACTACTACTGGTAAACTTGCTCACGACGATAGCAGTTTTGTGCGTCTCATTATGGGGCCTTATGGAAGCGGCAAGTCCACCTGGTGTATTCATGAGATCGTTAGACGAACTTGCGCAATGCCAGTCTGGTACAATGGACGACGACGAGCAAGATGGGCCATTGTCAGAAACACAAGTGGCGAGTTACAATCCACCACCTTACAAACCTGGCTTACTTGGTTTGGTGACTTGGGCGATGTACATCGACGACAAAAACCCTTACTCACCTATGAACACACCTTTAACGACGGCAATGGTGTAGTTGAACTTGAACTCATATTTCTTGCATTGGATCGTGAAGAGGACTTGCGAAAAATCAAGTCACTCGAAGTCACGGGCGCTTATATCAACGAGCTATCAGAAGTGCCGCAGGGCGCTCTTTCTCACTTTAAAGGTCGCGTCAATCACCGTTATCCTAGCCGAGCTTTTTGTGATCAACCTTATTGGTCTGGCATTATCGCTGATACTAATCCACCTGACGTGGATCACTGGCTTTATAAAGACTTTGAGCTTAAGAAACTTGAATCGTATAAAATCTTTAAACAACCGCCAGGACTTTTAAAGAACGATGATGACAAGTGGTATCAAAACCCAATATGCGACAACTATGTCAATCTAGCCCATGATTACTACACCAAACTAGCCGAAGGCCAGACCGAAGATTTCATTAAGGTATATTGCCTTGGTGAATATGGTAGCGTGGGATTTGGCAAGAAAGTTTATCCAGAATACAATGATGATGTGCATTCAGTGCCACGCATTGCGGCCATTCAGGGTGATCCAATCCATCTTGGTTGGGACTTTGGTTTAACACCGGCTTGCATTGTTTGTCAGATTTCACCACGCGGACAATTGCGTATCTTGAAAGAATATACATCCGAAGACATGGGCATTCGCACATTTGCGAAAAATATTGTATTGCCTAGCTTGCAAATCGATTTCCCTTACAACAAGATAGGGAAATCATTTGCCGATCCGAGTGGAATGGCGGGTGATGACATCATGGAAGAGCTTTCCTGTATTGGCGAGCTTAATTCACTAGGAATCAATACGTCTCCAGCCATTACCAATGAACTGGAATCACGCATCGGCGCAGTGCGCTATTTCATGAATACCATGATCGATGGCCAACCGGCATACATTTTGTCACGCGAAGGTTGTCCAGTGTTACGTCGTGGCAAGACCAAAGATTACATTTACAAACGTATTAGTGTTGGTGGGGAAGAGCGCTATAAGGAAATCCCACACAAGAATTTTGCATCGCACGTGGCTGATGCTGAGCAATACATTGCGATGGAATTTGCAGCCGATCGCATCTTGTCTGAGAAAGCGCCAAAAGAAAAAGTAGATATGTTCAATCCTGTACTGAGGATATTTTGATGAGCGCTTGTTATTACTTTCATAAACTAGGTGCCAAGTGTCCATTATGTGGATGGACGGGAAAATAATTGAGGATATTTTAGAATGGCTTGTTTTTGTAAGAATCCAGATGGATCACCAAGTCAAATATGCCTTGGTACTTGTATGACACAAAGTTATGCTGAATTTAATCCGGTTAAAACGAGATCGGATAAGTCAATCGAAGATAAACTAGAATATTTGTTGAGCGTATTTTTAAACAAGGTTGATGAACGCATTAATCAATTGTCTAAATTAGTTGATGACAAATATAAGCAAGGGTTCTTAGATGGTTTTAATGCTGGGCGTGAATCATGACGCCTGATGAGAAACTAAAAGAACAATTAACTTTCCTTGATTATATTTATCCACGTATGCAGCAACAGATGGATGAGTTAAAGCATAATTATGATTCATTGTATAGGCGCATGATATCGTTGGAAGAAGAGAGAAAATCATTAAACGATACAATCAATCAGTACAAGAAAAAAATTCAACGCATTGAAATGTTTATTATAGAACAGGGATTAATAAAATTATGCGAAAGGAACAAGAAATAAACAAAGCAAAGGTATTGGCAAACGACAAAGATATCGTGCGCCAAGTGCCAGGTATTTTGCAGGATCACCTTGGCGTACAGAAACCGCAGGCGCTCCGTAATGAAGAATTGTTTTATCGCGCAACTGGCTATATAGGATCGTAATTTACTAAGGAGTAATAAAATGTCCATTCAAACATTCACAATCAATTTCCCAGGCCAGAACAATACAGTTGTTCCACGCATTGGCCATCTATATGCACCGAATGATACTTTATCGCAAATTGCAACAGCAGGTTACTTGGATGGTTATATCCAATCGCAAGGTTTTAGTATTTTGGCGACTGATTTAATTGCAGCCGTTGGATCAAATGGCACGCAATGGTACAAGCCAGTATTTAGCGCAAGCGGATCATGCACCTTGACCGTATTGCCGTAATTTTTTTTAATCATGAAAAAGGAAAGAGCATGAACTTTAATGAAGCATTGGACTCATTGAAAAATGGAAAGTATGTAAAGCGCACTAATTGGGATGATGGTTATTGCTGTTTGATGCCAGACCAAGCTTATATCTGGCGCATCTTAACCAAACCTAATGCAAACGTTGGTAACTTCTTACCATTATTGGCTGACCTAACCGCCAATGATTGGGAAACATATAATGGCAATACCGGCATTGTTCCACCATGTGAAGGTGGTGAAGGCGACGCTGCATAAGTTAGTGTTAGAATAAGTTTGGGCAAAGATATCGAGGTGACGTTATGCGTCCGAAGAGACCACGATAACACTGGCCCAACTACTAATTTAGGATGAATTGGTAGTTTATTGGTAGTTTGCCATTAACCAAGGAAGGTTAATTATGGAACGTGATTTAAATGATCAAAAGACATTGTCCGCCGATGAAATCAATGAAATGGAAGATCGGCGCATTGCCATGCTCAATGAGGCTGGCATTGATGAACAAGACGTTCTGCATGATACCAATCAAGAATTAAATACGTGGAACAGCTACTTTAACGAAAACATTACGCGTGGCAAAGATGATATGAACTTTTGCTTGCGTGATCAATGGACCGCTGTTGAACGTTCCGAATTTACCCGCCTCTTTAAACCAGCGATGACATTCAACAAATTATACGATGCAACAAAAAAAATAGCGGGAGAGCAACGAAAAAATAAACCAGATTTGATTGTAAGGTCATTAACAGGGAAAGCCACGCAACAACAGATAGACTTACGAGCAGACTTAGTACGTACCATTTCATATCAGTCTCAAAACGACTTGGTTTACCAGACGGCGTTTCGTTCTGCTTTGATGATGGGTTTTGGTGCATTCCAGATTTGCCTCGATTATGAACGGCCAAAGAGTTTTAACAAGATCATACGATACGACATTATTCCCGATGCAACAATGTGTGCCTGGGACCCAACTGCAATGAAACCACACAAGGGCGATGGTAATTGGTGTTCAAGGCGTTTTATCTATACACGCGATGAGTTCTTTGCGACTTATCCATATGTGACAGACCCTGTTTCTTATATTGATCCGTATATGTTAATGGATTTCCAGTGGACCACACGGGATACAATTACAGTGTGCGATCGCTTCAAGAAAGAATGGTTTCCAGTTGTCATCCTGAAACTCTCCAATGGTATGGTCGTCACCAATGACGAATGGGAAGAAGCGCAAGAGAGTTACCAGAAACAAAAGAAAATGGTCGAAGGTTCAATTGTTGCGAAAATAATTGAAAAAGGTATTCCACGAGTTGTTGCTGAACGGCAAACACAAGACTACCGGATTATGCATTATCGCTTGATACGCAATCAAATCATCGATTTCTCTGAATGGCCAAGTAGACAATTGCCCATCCCATTTGTGGATGGCGATAGCTACTGGATTGAAGGCCGACAATATACCCGCAGTTTTATCCATGAGGCACGCGATGCACAAAAATGCGTTAACTATTTTGGTTCAGAAATTGCTGCGGAAGCTAAAAACCGTCGACGCGAGCAATGGATTGGTACACCCGACAACATTTCTGGCTATGAGCAAGACTGGCGCAATCCTGAGCTCCAAATGGGGATCTTGCGTGCAAAACCAGATCCTAAAACCGGACAAATGCCCATCAAAATGCCAGCATGGGAACTCTCGCAAGGTCTTGTACAAAATTTCCAGCGAGCTAGCCAAGATATCCGCGAAATACTTGGTTTCTCGGAGAACGAAGCTTTACAGGGCAAAGATGTCTCAGGCAAAGCAAGACGCGAACGAAAGCTAGAGGGTTCGATGTCTGCATATGTGTTCTTTGATAATCTCAATCAAGCCATTGAACAGGGCGGACGAGTGGTCAATGACCTATTGCCGTACGTGGTTGGTGAAGATGAGCGGCCAATGGTTATCTCTAAAGCCGATGGTAAGACCGATTCGATCGTCTTGAATGAAAAAATGAAAGATGGATCAGTTGGCAATCAATTGGATAAGGGTGATTTCGACGTTGAAATCGATACCGGACCATCTTTTGCCGTACAGAAAGACATTGCACTCGAATTCTTACAAGAAACATTACAAGCTTATCCACAAGCGTTCCCATTGATTGCTGATTTATGGGCTAAAAACTTGGATGTCCAGTTTATGCCGCAAATTGCTGAACGTTTCAAGACAATGGTCCCACCGAATATTATTGCGGAAGAGGAAGGCAAGAAAGCGCCACCACCACCGCCACCAAGTCCGCAAGAGCAAATGATGCAAGCGGAAATGCAGCAAAAACAGGCGCAAATTCAAATCAAGATGAAAGAATTGCAAATCAAGGAACAGCAACACGAACTTGAGAAGGCGCAATTGATGCTTGATGCGCACAAGATTGATTCGGAAAACCAATTAAATGTCTATGACCATCAGCTTAACTTGCGCAAAGCACAAGTGACTCACATGAATGACAATAAGCGCATGGATCATGATTTCACAAGCAAGATTGCGGGCATCTTAACTGATATTCACAAGCACCAAAACCCGCAGAAAAAGGAAAAGGATTAATGCCCTACCCATAGGTGGGGCTTCTCAAGTTGTATAAAAGTTCTATGATTTACTTATACGTGAACAGGAGTTCACGGGGCTAACGAAGAGCCTTACCTTCGGGGCATAAATGCCGAGTGGAGACGATATGGATAGCGCTCAGGAAATGACAGGCCAGGAGAAGAATAATTCTGGCGAAGTGTTGGAAAGTGTTGGTATGCCGATGGATGGTGCAGAGGGTGAAGATTCTCAGGCATCAGGGCAAGAGAGTAACGATCCGCTTTATGTTCAGAAACGTCTGAAACAGCAAAAGCGGGCACACGATAGGGAAATTCGTGATTTGCATGCTCGAATAGAGGCTATGCAAGGTTCTCAACCACAACATTCTGGCATGGAAGCAAGTTCCTACGATAATGGTGTTCCAGCCAATAACGTAGACGAGCAGATTCACAAGGCAGTCAGCTTTGCGCTCCAACATAAGGACAGGGAAGAGCGAAAGGCGAAAGAGGCAGAGTCAGCGGCACATGTCCAAAAGCAATATCATGAGTTAAATAAACATCTTGATAATGTTTCTGACAAGTACGACGACTTTGATGAAGTGGTGAGAGGGCAGGATACGCCGTTTACATCACACATGCGCGATGCCGCCCTATTTCTTGACTTGGATCACAAGAATCCAGGTAGTGCCGGTGAAGTGCTTTACCAACTTGCAAAGAATCCTGACGAGTTGTCCCGAATATCAAAACTCCACCCATTAGACCAAGCGCGAGAGATGGTAAAACTGTCGAAAGCCTTGATTGGTGGTGGCGAGAATAAAGCCCAGCAACCACGTCCACTCGGACAAATCAAGAATACGCCAGTCACCAATTCCCACGTTATTACGGAAAAGACGCCGATCGCAAGCTTACGGCAACGGATGAAATCGGGTAACTGGAAGTAACAGGGAAAAGGTTTCCCTACCAGTTGCCTAACTCAATGGACGGAGACTGGCAATGCCTAATCAATTTATTACGACCCAACTCGTAAGTAATACCGCTTTAGCAATGTTTGCAAACAATGCACCTTTTATTATGACGGGTTCTCGCATCTATCAAGATGACTTCCAGAATTCCGGTTATAAAATTGGTGACACATTACAGGTTCGCAGACAAAACAACTTTATTGTTGGCGATGGTTCGACGGCTGTTCCGCAAGATATTATCGAAACAGTTGAAACGATCACTGTTGCACATCAATACCATGCGCTGATTGCCTACACCATCCAAGATTTATCTTTGCGTATCGAAGATTTCTCTCGCATGTTTATTCAGCCAGCCATCCAAAACATTATCACCCAGATGGAACGTGATATTTGTGCTGCGGCTGAGCAAGCATTGAATTTCTTCACAGGCACAGCCGGAACACCCATCAACTCTTTCCAGACGGTGGACTTGGCTGGTGCGAAGTTGTTGGAACAAGGCGTTAACATTTCATCCGATGCCTATCTTGCCATGACGGTCCGTGATGGTTCATCGCTGAAATCAGCCCTTTTAAACAATTTCACGCCAGTATTCAACGAAGATATTGTCAGACAATCAGCCATCGGCCACTTGTCTTATTTCGATATTTTCCAATCCCAGAACATTGTCAGACACCAAGCGGGTGCAGGACCTACCTTGACCCCAGGCGATACCTTGACGGTGAATGGTGCAGTTGCATCAGGTAACACCATCGTGTTAGCGGGTGCGAATGGTGGTGGTGCTGCAGTAACAAATTACTTTTTACCAGGCGATTTGATCTCGATTGCTGGTGTTCATAGTGTGAACCCATTGTCTCGCGCATCCACTGGCCAGAACATGCAATTTGTTATCACCCAAGCTGCAAACTCGGCAATCGGTGGCGCAGTAACCATTACGGTCAGCCCAACCATTATCAGTTCCAGCGCTTCACCGTTGCAGAATGTGGATAACGCTGTACCAAGTGGCGCGGCTGTTACTGTTGTGCCAAGTTATAATTGCAACGTCGCCTATCCGGCACGTGCTTTGGATATCGTTTGTCCGCCACTTTATAAATTGCAAGTGCCTTATTCCAGTATTGCAATCGATCCTGAAACTGGCTTGTCGTTGGCTGTTACCCAAACAGGTGACATCTTGGGCTACCAAAACTTCATGCGTATCGATATTTTGTGCGGATTTGATTGGCACGAACAATATGCAGTGAAGTTACTGTCATAGGGAATAAGCATGAGGCCATTTGAAAGAAGCTGTTTGTATCACAAAACCCATCCGATGCGAGTGATCGAAGCGGATCAGGAAGAAGTCTACAAACAGCTTTTGGCTAGCGGGGAATGGTTCGACCATCCAAACAAAGTTAAGGAATTACACCATGAAAAGCAGATACGACAACACTCCAGGAAAAGACGCAGCAATGGCGAAAACTCGCCAGAACAGGTTTGAAGCAGAACACAGTGCGAAAGATGCATTTGTCAAAAAACAGCAAGCAGAACTTGCTCGCATGGGCGGCAAAGCACCCAATCTGAAACCTGAATCAATGGAATTTAACGCTTACATGTGCAATGACGGCGCGCATGCACAGCGCTTGGCTAAAAGCTTGACCGCTGGCTTGGATAAAGTTGCATATCCAGTTGATGGTGAAGGTGACGATTCCTAACGTCGATTAAATCGATATAGCCTGAAACTATGTCGATTTTTTTAAGATTTTTCGACATGAGGGACGGAATCGATGTCGCAAGTTGTCAGGACGACAAATGATGTAATCATTAATGCCTTGTACCTACTTGGGGAGCTTGGCGTCGGTGAAACACCAGATGGTTTTATGCTCTCCACGGGGCTTGAGCTCATTAATGAACTATTGGATAAATTCTCATCCGATAGTATCTACATTCCCTTCCTGACTACCTTAAGCAGCCAGTTTGTGGTTGGTCAAGATACTTATTCCATCTCTGACATGATTTTAGGAACGAATATCACCGCTGATCGCGTGGTGGATTTGTCCTTTGCGAATTACACGGTGCCAGGCGTTGGCGTGAACCAAAATGCTAATGCAATAGTATTTACCTATACCGCCAACCTTGCCACCAACTTGTTGACCTTGTCGGGTTCGACCAATGCGTTCCCAACAGGTACGCCCGTCGTCCTCACAACGGCGGGCACGATTCCATCGCCCTTGGTAACTGGTGTAACGTATTACGCTATTTTCATCAGTCCCACAACGATTCAACTGGCTTTGAGTAATGCCAATGCACTAGCCAATATTCCTATCGTCTTAACGAGCGATGGCGTGCCCATTAATACAATTACAACTTATCAAGGCATGACCAGTGGTGTGTCGACTTCATTGGTTTACCCGTTGCGTATTATCAATAAGGCGACTTATTGGGGTGTGGTACGACAGACCAATTTATTGGCTCGTCCTGGCTTTATTTTCTTGAACAAACAAGCGCAGGAAAGTTTTATCACGGTTTACCCTGTTCCAGACCAGCCTTATCCGTTCCAGATCCAAGTTAAATCCATGATTAATGAACTGGTGAACCAAGAGACTTTGGGAGAATTGCCACCTAATTATTATGGGTTTTTGAAATATGCATTGGCACGAAAGTTCCTTGCTTATTACCCGTCTGGTAACTGGCCGCAACAGAATGAAGATGAATACCAAGACTATTACCAGACACTAAAGAACACGAATGAAACGGACTTAACCATTAGGCCATCGGTGATTCTGACTGCGCCTGAGCCGTTCTACTGGCCAAATATTTTGAGTTATTAATGTGACGATTGAAGATTATGATATTGTCGGAAGTTATAATAACCAACGAGTAAGCAGCATTGATGCTGAACGCTCTGTCAATCTATTTGAATATATCGATCCCCTTGGCAAAAAACCAAAAGCTCTCATTAATACATCCGGCCTTATCAATAGCGGCCTTATTTTCCCTGGCGCTTCCGGTGGTTTCCGCGCAGAATTTGTCTTCAATGATATTCAATATGCTGTCATTGGAAACAAGTTTTATAGTGTGAATCTCTCCAATAACGTGTCATTGCTTGGCACATTAACCACAGCGGTGGGTTATGTTGGCGTCGATGCCAATACCTTCCAGATCATTATTGTGGATGGGAATGACGGCTATATCTGGGACACGATAGGCAATAGTTTTGCCACCATTACTGATCCCTCGTTTCCAGCTGATCCCATTGATGTTTGCTATTTGGATGGTTTTTTTGTAGTCGCAAGTGGCGGCACAAAAAACTTTCAATTAAGTTCATTCAATCAAGGCTTGGTGTGGGGACCTGACAATACGGGCACGGCTAGCACTTTCACCATGGGTGCAGGCGTATCAGATATTGTCATTACCTATGCAGCCGGTGGCGCAATTGCCAATTATCAAGTTGGAACGCCAATAGTATTTTCAGGTGGTGGCTTACCAGCGGAATTAGTCGCAGGGACAACTTATTATGTGGTGGCGATCGTTAATCCCACTACCATTCGGGTCTCAGCCGTACAAGGCGGTACACCGATCACATCCGTTGCTGGCGGTAGCGGAAGCCTCACCAACAATGGTCAGTT